ATAAGGGACAGAAGTGAAAAACTTTGTTCTTTTTGTTCTATCACTAGAAACGTTCTTAGTAAAGTTATTTACTTTTGGTAACTGCCTAGTAGGGTCAAAATACATAGCACTAATTTCAAAAGACATCCTAGGAAGTCTCAGTGCCACTTTAGCATCTTCTAAACTAGCAGTTTCTCTAATACGATCTAAGAACTTTTGTTTAGGTGCATAGGATAATGGCACCTTTAATTGACTGATAGACTCTCCAGAAGCATTTGTGCGAATGACATGTAGGTTATTAAACAACGCACCAAACGTTGCAACTACTTTTCTTGTCTTTTCGTGGTAAAAGTGTGTTCCAAACATTATGACGGTTCTCCAAATGGATTGCCTTCACTGAAGTCTAGAATATCATCAGCAAAGTTTTCAAAGTCATCATTCTGCGCATTGTCTTGCTGTAATAAATTATCTCCTACAGAAGCAACAGTGCGAGTAATGTTACTCGACAATCCTAAAATTGTTCCTGTTGTAAACTCCCTGAACAGACCATCAGGTGTAGAGATGTGTGCTACCGATAATTTATCACTATCAGCATTCCAGTCTACAATCTCTGCCTCTACAATCTTACCACTGCTATAGATTTGACGAACTGTTTCCCCAATTTGGAAATCTACACCAGCACCCGGAGAAAGATTAAGAATAGTTGAAGCACCAAGCACCTCTACATCATCTACAGTTTCAACAGAAGTATCAAAGTCTTCATCAGAGAATTCGAAGAGTTCAACTTCCATTCTATATGTTGGAAGGTCAGACATTTGATAGAAAGGTCTATCATCAATCACTCGCATGATTTCAAAGATTTGATTGGAAAGTGTGAGGTAGATTAAATCACCTTCTTGTGGTCTATCATAGTCTACATTCTGACCAACTTCGCGATTCCATCTTCTGCGAGAAACATGTAGTGTAGCTCTGTCTCTAATCTCTACACCAAACTTTGTAAAGAGTTCTTGGTCCCCATCAAATCCATCTAGGTTCTCAAGATACATTTCAATTTGATATGCTCTATCAAAACGAGAAACTACATCTTCACCAAAGATACGATCTTCATTAACCAGTGTGCGAGGAATATACTGAACTTCTTGACCATAAATTTGCATGGATTCAATAATAATATTTTCATACAAATCCTGTTCAGATTGTACTGTTTGCGAAATGTATATGTTTCTCATAACTTACCCCACAAAAAAGTCGACAGGGAGTTCGTAGTTTAATCTAACTTTCTCTTCTAATCGTTCTAATTCTTGAGTGGCCTCTTCATAGATAATACGCCCATTCAAAGTCACTCCACCGGGAAGTTGCATACCTTCAAACTTACTTAGGTTTGCACCCCACTGCTGCTTAATTAATTGTGTCAGGTAGTCTTTTAAGAAAATATCATTATATACGTCTGTATGCGTCTCTCCGTCTACTGTAGACCATACTTCTAATACAATATATTCACCTTCATTGATATTCTGTGTTTCAAACTCTCCGTGAATATATACACGGTTCTGCAATCGATTAAAAGTGATTAAAGGGACACCATTAAGTTTCATATCAATAAGAGAAACATACTGCCGCATTTGCTCGTAATAAGCAATGCCGCCAATAAATGTATTTAAATCATAAAGGTCATTTAAAGAAAACTGGTATTTGAAATCAAAGAAATTGCTGGAAGAAATTCCTGATGCACTAATAGGAAATAATCTTTTAACAAATACAATATTATCTGAAACTTCAATATATCCATTACTGATATCATCAGAAGTAACCTGATGCTTTAGATAAGTTTTAACTACAGCATCAGAGTTATACTCCTGAAAAAATTGTAAAGCATCATCTAATCGGTCCTCCAGTTGTTGTTCATCAATATTAATTTCAATAACTGGAGCACCGAGTTTTCTTAGGCAATGGTTTATTAGTTCAACTCTTGAAGATGGACTAGCCATTCATTTCTTCCAACTTTGCTTTAACTTCATTAAGTTCTTGTTTTAACTCTTGTACTGCTTTCACCAAGACAGGAATTACTGTTTCAGGTTTCAGCATCATTGTCCGCTCTTCATTATCCTTAGTCCATACAGACTGAGGAATAATCTCACCAATCTCTTGCGCAATAAAACCAAGTTGTTCACCTTGCATCGATTTGTTATCTGGAGAGATAAACTCAAAACTCACAGGGTTCAACTGCTGAATAGTTCCAGTCGCATCCATAGTCAAAGTATTAACGTTCTGCTTATATCTAGCATCCGAGAGAACACCTTGACCTTCAGAGTCTGCAAGAGTAATTACTGTTTGATCGACTGGGTTACCAACAAAAATGTCAAGCGTATTAGAGTCAAGAGCATAGTACAGAGGTTGGAAGATACCACTGTCAGCAGCAGGAGCAGTTGTTACTGTTCCACCAGGAGTTCCAGCAAGGTAGTAGTAAGAATGCGGAGTTAAGAGTAACCCATGACCACTCACATCAAAGATGCCAGAGGAAGCAACACTAATGCCAACACCCAATTGAATATCTGTTACAATATGAGAAGCAACGTTTTCCCCAAGAGAATCATAATCAGCACCCGTCCACTTATCAGTGTTTGTGTTATAGTAGACTGGAGAACCTACTGCTAATCCATCTACTCTCTCTGAAGAGTCATAGAAGAAACCTTCATCATAATTACCATTAATATAGATGTTACCTACCATTTCTTCATGAGAAGTACAGTAGTATCTGAGTTTATTAGGTGCATCCATTGGAACAGTAAAGTCATAAATGTAATTAGGTGACCCATTATCAATAACTTTCCATCCAGATGTATAAGCATCATTATTATTAGCATCAGCATCTGCATTTCCAATTGCAAATGGATGCGCACCGCCATTCGTAACCTTAAATCTGTAGGTCTTACCTCTAGTTAAGAACAGATCAGGGTTGTCATTTACTTGTGTCGGGAAACCGTCACCTGTAAAGTGGTAATAAGTAGAACCACTATTACCTACAGTAAAGATTGTTTCTGCTGGTCTGCGCAGTTCGATATAGTCAGAGTCAATATTGCTAAGTGCGTCTTCAAGACCGTTAATATCGACCTGCCTTAGCTGTGGAATCAGATCAGAGTCAAATGCATCACCACCATACTTAATGTCTGGTGCTTCTAATATAGGAATACGAGCAGAGTCAATAGTTCCTGTAAGTTGCGATGCAGCAAGATTAGTTAGTCCACTACCATTACCTGTAAAGGTGCTTGTTCCAATATTAACATTACCGAATCCATTGGTAATACTACCAGAGTTTAATGCCCCTGTTCCAGTAATATCACCTTGATGCTGTGTAACGTTCGATGAAGCAATACGAGCATCAGCGAATGTGCCAGAAGTAATCTGACTTGTTGGCAATCCACCAATATTTGCTGATTTCAAAATTGGAATTAAGTCAGAGTCAAAATCACCGCCACTAAACCCATTAATAAACGAAAGTGTTACTCTATCATCAATTGCAGTGTTTGCTCTAGCAGTAGTAAAGTAAAGGTTAGTAGTGCCTTCAGGTAAACTGTCTGTGTTACCAAATTCCCCAGTCGGACCAACTAAGTTTCCGAGTGTCACATCAGTTGATGGCGTTACTCCAGTTTGCTTTAATTTATTGATATTAATCGCATTATCGGCAATTACAACACTGTTTGTTCCTGCATCAACACTCAGAGCACCTGCTACTTTGATCGCTAAATCGCCATCAACAAACTGTAAACCTGAAGAAGAAGGTTTTAGGTCTATAGAGAGAGTATTACCTACCTTTTCTAAACCATTTCCAGGTTCAATAAATCCAGCACCCGAGAAGTGTGTCCAGATAATATCAGTAGTACCGATAGTTGTAATTCCAGAGTGAGATGTTACATACCCTTGACTTTGATTCTGCGTTCCGTTTTCAACGAATACGAATACACCACCACCAAGTTCAGAACTCGAGTCTGCATCAGTTGCACGTTCAATTTCTGTAGAACTAACATACCTATAGAGACCATTCTGTATTTGATTTGCTTGATCTTTAACAAGAATTCTATCATTGAGAGAAAGAGCAAAGTTATCAATAGAATCCAAAGAACCAGTAAATGTCAGGTTTGCACCTACACCATCAGCTCCATTCGAATAAGAAATAGTGCCAATATTGGGTATTGCACCAAGACTATCAACAGTCGCAGCATCAACAGCATCTTTAACTGTAAGACCTTGAGAGGTTTGGTCTACATATGCTTTTGTAGCAGCATCATTATCGCCTACAGGTTGAGCAAGGTTTCTAATTCTTCTATTAACTAAAGAAACACCCGTTGGCTGAGAAATGATTAGGTAGTCAGAGTCTGCCGCATCATGGATAACAAATCTAATACCACCCTCTGAAGCATGAGCATGGGAATGAATAGTAAGTCCATTTTGTGGATCGCCTGAGAGGTGTGCTACTTCTTCACCATTTTCAGAGTCAAAGATATTGATCTCATTAAAGGCGGTAACATTATTCGCTGTTAAATTAGAGAATGTTACACTATCTGTAGTGGCGACAGCTTGTCCGATAGAAATTTCACCACCAGCAGTCAGTCCAACACCTGTTCCGCCACTAAAGATAGAAACTACATCAGGGGAATCGATGAGAACCGTAGGGGTAGCAGTTTCACCAGTGTTATTTTCAAGGTTAATACCAAACCCTTCAGACAACGCAGCGACATATGCTCCACGTGTTTTCGTCCCGAGTTCAATACTATTCGCTTCAAATCTATCAGAATCAATAAACCCTGTTAAATTTTGAGCATCAACACCACCTGCAAACTGAGCAAAAGCAGAGGCGGGAATACGGGCAGAATCGAATACACCCGAAGAAACATCTGCTGCATTTAATGGCGGAATTCTAGCAGAATCGAATACACCCGAAGAAACATCTGCTGCATCTAATGCTGGAATTCTATCAGAGTCAATAGTTCCAGTGGCAATATTACCAGCATCTAATGAAGTAAGACCACTACCATCACCAGTTAATATACCACTAATAGTTAAGTCAGAGTCAGCAAAAATTCTTTTGCCAACTCTTAGGTTATTTTTGACTACAAAATCTTTTTCTGCCACGGTTCACTTTCCCCCTAGCTTAAGTGAATTTATTTAATTATGGTTCTAGTCGGTTTAATGTTAATTGTTCCACGACCAGTCCTTCTTAAGAATCTGAGTCGAATATTAGTTCCATCATCATCTACAGTAAAGTCACCAAAGTTACTATCCCCCGTATGAAGTTCACCAAATTCAGTGAATACTGAATTTGTTCCGTCATAGGTAGCCAAAATCTTTGT